GGCATATTGGAATCCGAGACCATGTTGCGCAGCAACTCCACCGCCGCCTCGATCTCCTGCCGCCGTGCATCGCCGTCGCCGAACTGCCCGCCGAACATTTGCGCAAGGTCCATCACGCTCTTGTCGTAGAGATGGGCGATCATGTCTGCCTCGCCGGCCTGGATGCCCGAGGCGTCCAGGGGACAGATAAAATCTTTGTAAAAACAGATGCGCGAATCCGGCCCGCTCCAGGTCACAAGCCGCCGAGTGATCTCTCCCGTGGTGTAAACGGGGCTCGGCGGGAGGATGGTCACGCCGTCGCGCTTGAGCACCATGTTGCCGGTTTCCACGACCTGCACATCCTGCATCGGCATGCCCATGCCCATGTCATCCTGCATCGTCACCGGCTGCTCGGCAGTTTCCGGCACGAATAAATCCGAATCCAAAATGTAATCTCCAAAGGCGTCCAGCACGGCCTCGCCGGTCTCGTCGACCAAGTAGGTCGCCGTGCGCTTGTAGATTTGGAACCGCTCCTGGTGCGTGGTCTTCACGACCGCTTCGCCGCGCACCCACGCAAATTCCAGCGCCTGCACATGCCGCTCCTTGATCTTGCACTTCTTGGCGACATGACGGGCATATTTTTTGACCTTGTCGGCGAGCTGGTCATCCTCGATGCCCACGCCCTCCGCCGTGAACCACTCGTCATCATCCGGCCGCCCATAAAAAAACGTGCTGCTCTTGGCGACCATCTGCCCGCAGACCCTCTGCGAGAGCGACGCCGTGATATTTGAGTGTTCGAAAATCGTGTCGCGCTCCACGCGGTCGTCCACGTGGTTGTAATACCGCGCGGTGAATTTCTCGCGCTTGCCGAGGAAACTTCCTGGCTCGCATTGGATGGAAAAATCATCGCCGGGAATCGTGCCATGGCTGTTCGCCGCCTGCCGTTTCCCCATCTGCTGCTCGATCTGGTCGAGGCGCAGATGCGCGTGAGCCACCAGAGCATCCTCCTGGTCGCGCGTCAGCTTATAGCCGCTCGCAAAGGGCATGCGGGGGCTGGCATCGTTCGTCCGCTTGGGTGCGGGCAGATTCTCTTCCAGCTTCTGAACCTGAAAACTATCGGCAGCGTTGGTGGTGGTCATCGAGGCGCTCGCTACATACATCGACATTTTTTCGCTGTCAATAAATTTTCCACTTGACAGCGAATCGCGGACGCGCTAATGGCTTCGCCATGCCCACCAACGATCAGGCGCAAGCCGACCAAATGGACACCCAAACGGCGGACGGGAACACAGATGCCTCTGAGGCATCCCCCGCGTCCGAGAATCACCCCGCGACCATCGCCTCTGCTCCAGTCAACGAGGGAGTGGCGACCATGGATGATTATATGATGAGGCTGGAGGAAGCCTTGGCATCGGCCCCCGAGGGGGATGTCGCTCTCGAGACGCAGGCAGGGGACAACCCGCCAGCCGCCGAGGACGAGACCCAGCCCGAAGAGGACGCCCAAGACCTGCCCCTAGCCACGGATGCGCCAGCGACCGAGGAGAAACGCGAGTTCCGCCCCCGGCTGTCCAGCTTGGACGACCGGGAAAAAGAAGCCATTCTGCTTCTCAAGGAATTCCGGGAACAGGGCCAAGCCCTGAGCCTCACCGAAGCCGAGGCCCGAGTGAACGCCAAGTATGGTATCGTTAATGACAGCGAAACGCTGTCAGAACCTGGGCCTGCCGAGCCCACGCCGGATGACCTCAAGGCCCAGATCGACCAACTCAAGGCCGAGCGCCGCAAGGCTGCCGAAGACATGGATACCCTCAAGCTCACGACAATCTCCGAGCAGATCGAGGACCTCCAGATCGCATTCTTCGACGCCCGCGAGGCCGCCAAGGCCGCCGACCTCACCGCCGAGCAGCAATTTTACGCTGCGGTGACCGAGAGCCGCGCGCGCCGCGATGCCGTCTACCCTGCTGCCGCCGATGCCAACCACGCGATCCACGCCGAGGCCGAACGCATCTGGTCTGCCATGCAGACACAGCGCAACCCTCTCATCTCCGACGCCGACGCCCCTTTCCGAGTGTTTCAAATGGCGGCGAACAACCTCGGCATCGGCCCGTCTACCAAATCATCCACGATCCCCACTCCTCGCCCCCAGTCAGTGCAGCAGAGCGCAGTCCGTCGCCCCACCCAGCAGTCTCCCGTCGCTTCCGGCGGCGACCGCACATCCCTACCGACTACCTCTCCACTGCAGAACGGCAATCCGCGTTCCGTGTATGAATACGAACAACTTGTCCATGGGCTAACCTAACGGACACCTCGTTTTCAAATCGGCATTTGCCAGCCCAATGCTGGCAGCGTTTCGCAGCCTTAGGCGGTCACAACCCAACCACTTAATATGGCATACGACATCTCCAGCCCCATCACGGGCACCAAACTCGCCACCATGGCTCCGGACGCCGTCCGCAGCCTCTGGCAATCCGGCATCGACCTGTTCGAGCAAAATAACGACTTCTTCGCCCCCATGGAGGGCGGCCCCAACTCTCTCATTTTCGAGAAGACGGACCTCTCCAAAGGCCGTGGCCAGAAGATCACCTTCACCGTGGGCTCCGGCTTCCACGACGAGCCCCACATCGGCGAACAACTGTTCGAGAGCAGCGACGACTACGAGGAGTTCTTGCTCAAAACCCACGACCTCGTCGTGGATTGGGTCCGGCACGGCGTCCGCGTCAGCGAGCGCACCGAAGACCTCATGGGCATGCGCAACGAAATCCAGACGGGTTTCAACACCCAGCAAGGCGCTTGGGCCGGCCGCCTGAAGAGCGAACAGCTTTTCATGATGTTCCGCGAGAGCCTGCCCTCGGACAACGTCCTCTACGCCGGAGGCAAAACCATCGACACCCTCAAGAGCGCCGACACGCTCGACTGGGACGAGATCATCAGCCTCGGTGCGATCCTCAAGACCAAAGGCGGCGAGCCTGCCCAGGTCGGAGCGCTCAAGAACGGCCAACCCGTGTTCCGCAACACCGTCATCGCCACCAGCGACGCGCTGTTCAGCCTGGACATGGACCCCACCTACAAGCAAATCCTGCGCGACACGAAAGTGGAGCAATACGCGAAATTGCTGTTCGAAGGTGGCTACTCCGCTCCCAAGGGCCACATCATCGCCGAATACACTCCCATCGACCATGATGGCGAGGGCGCGATCGGCAGCCCGCTCAACCCGCAGGCCCGCCTCGGCATCGCCATCGTGCCCGGCACGGCTCCCGTCGCCATCACCGGCGGCGGCAACCCCACGAGCGCCGCGAAGACCAAGAAAAAATACTTCAAGTATTTTGAAAACTACGCCTACAAGTTCATCGGGAACTTCGACGCAACATCCGACGGCTCGACCCTCGCTGCAGTGGATGCCAGCACCCACTACCTGCTCGTGATCAACCCTGCCAATGCCGCCACCGACCCCGGCAAAGTTGGCATGTATGCCTACACTGTGGGAAATAACGGCAACCAGATCACCATCACCAAGCGCCTCGGAGCAGCCCTCGCAGGCGACCGCGTCACCACGCTCGGCACTGTGACATGGGACGCCGGCGTCTGGACAGGCAAACACACCGATACCCACCCCGTCGGTGCGCTCGTCGTCCAATGCAACGCCGCTGGCGTGCCCGTCGGCCACAGCTTCATGCTAGGCAAACGCGCCGCTTACCGTGGCTACGGCAAGCACCGCAACAAGCGCGTGCAGGACGATAAGGAAGGCGGCTTCCTCATGGAGCGTTACATCGTCTCCGTGTTCGGCCAAAGCCTCCGCAAGGACCGCCTCGGCCGCGTGCCCAGCGCCGTGCGCCTCACTCACGCCATCAGCATCCCTGGCGTGATCCTGCCGACCGTCAGCTAACCCGCAAGGGGGACGATACCCCCGGAGGCCCGTGCCGTTGCTCGCCACGCCGCCTCCGGGGGACTCTCCCGCCCACACATGCCCGCTTACATCATCGCCCTTAATATCAAGAGCCGCTACCGCCGGCCGGATGTCGGCGCTTTCATTTTCATGGATGCCTACGAGCGCCATGTCTGGAAACAGACCGTCGCCTCCGATGTCGACACTCTTGCCCGCCTCATGAACGAGGCCCTCGCCTTCATGCGCGCTTGGGACCAACTCGACATGCACATCGAGATCGTCGCCGTGCAGGCCACCGAGGCCCCTCTCGACGCCGCCACCGAGCAGAGAGATCTGCTGGTGCCCGAGCTAGGCGTAAAAAAACGCCGCATGCTCCAACCCACTTTACCCGACTAATGCTCACCCTTCCCGCTCTCTACGCCGACGCGCTCGCCGTCGTGGGTCTCTACGACCCCGCCAAAGCGCCTGCGTTCATGCGGGATCGGGCGCTTGCCGATATCAACGGCGCCCTGCAACTCATGCAACTCGCCGGGGAGGATTTCTACTCCCGCGAGGACATCCCAGTCGCCATCCCCGAGGGCATCATTTCCGTTGCCCTCCCCGAGGCCGTGCAGCGCGTGCTGGAGCCGATCCGCACCTCCACCGGCCGCTCGCTCATCCGCCTGGAAACCCGCAGCCAGTTGCAAGACTTTGGCGCGCTCTACTACGGCACGACCTCCGCCCTCGAGCCAGGCCCCCCCGTAGCCTATTTCGTCGAGGGCACCCGCTCCGCCGGAGCCGATAACGTAACCCTGCGCCTCTACCTCGTCCCCACGCCAGAGGCCACCCTCACGCTCACGGTGCCCGTCACCCAGTCGCCTCCCGCCTACGAGACAGCCGACCTCACAAACCCCGCTATCACCCCCCCCGTCCCCCACAAATATCACGAGACCATTCTGCGCCCCCTCGTGCGCTACAGCATGGCCACCTCCTCCTTTTACAGCGAGAGCGATGCCGGGCGACTGCCGGACCTCCGGGCCGACTACCAACGCGCACTTTCCCTGCTTGGTATGGCCGCGCCCGCCATGCCCGCCCCGCCCGCAGCCGCCCTTGCAGGCAGCACAGGAGGAGGAGGACAATGACCACCCTGCAACTCGCCCGCTCCGCCGCCCGGCACCTCGGCGTTCCGGATCCCTCAGACCTCGGTGGCGATGCGCTCCTCGATGTGCTCGCCGCCTGCAACAGCGGGCTGCAGCAGTTCTACCGCGAGGCCCCGCCGCTTCTCAAGCGCAGCACCATTTCCACCGTCTTCCGCGCCCCCATGCCGGTCACGCTCTCGTTCTTGGCGAAATACGACAACCATCTCGACGGCGAACCGTTTGACCTAGCATGGTTGGGCTGCGGACTCCGCATCGCCGGGCAGGCCCCCGACAACGAGATCACCGGCCCCAGCACCGTGCTGGACTCGTGGTTGGGCAGCACCCTCACCACCACCGCCCTGGTCCTTTTCGACAGCGTTTCGATCCCCGGCAGCATTGAGCGGCTCGTCTCCCCGCCCCGCCTCTACTACGGCAGCAACCGCGCCCTCGAACTCCGCCCCGACCGCGAAGGGCTCATCCGCAACCGCCGCGACCTCACGCTCCTCTCCCCGGCCCAGCCCACCCACTACGCCGTGGACAGCCTCGGAGCCGTCCTCGGCGGCCAGACCGCCAGCCTCCTGCGCATCCACCCCGCGCCCACGCAGGACTGCACCGTGCGCTTCGAGGTCGAGCTGGCCGCGCTCACGCTCAATGCCGGCCACATCGCCATCCCCACCGATCTGCCCATTTTGAACCAATACGCCGAGGAGTTGCTCGTCCCGCTCGTGGAAGCCGCCCTCACCATCAGCCCGCTCTGGCGCAACCCCGAGACCATCCGGCTCGTCGCCGACCGCGCCGCCGATGTCCTGGTCAACAAAATCCCACGCCTCGCCCACACCCACGCCCCCGCCGACTACCCCATCGGCACCCCTTTGGGATTTTAACCCATGGCGCTAAACATTCTGCATCCCGGTAAAATTACCGAAACGACCAAGGCCACCCAGGTCGAGGCCGTCGCCGGTGCCGATAACCGGAAATACATGACGCCACTCCGAACCAAGCAATCGCTTGGGGTCGAAATCGGGCAAGCCATCGAGGCCGTTGCGGGTCAATACGACGATGTGCTGGCCGTGCAGGAATTGCCGCAAACCGGCGTGGCCGGTCGCCTCTACATCGTCGGAGCCATCGCCTACCACTGGAACGGCACCGACTACGACCAGATCGGATTCTCCAGCACCGACGAACTCTCCGAAGGCACGGGAAACCTCTACTTCACCGCCGCCCGAGCCGCCGCCGCCGCCCCCGTCCAATCCGTCGCAGGCAAGACCGGAGCCGTCACCCTTGCCACCTCCGATATCGCCTCCGAGCGCGTCAGTTTCGAGATCACCGGCTCCCACCCAGCCGTCGAGGGATTTTACGATATTTGGGACATTGAACTCACCAGCGGCCGCTTCCGCTGGGCCAACTCCAACGCCGCCGCCGAAGGGGCAACTTGGACCGCTCTCCGCTGGAACGCGAATCGCTGGGAACTCGGCTCCTACACCGCCTTCACCACTTGGACACCGCTGTATTTTAACACCAACGCCTCCGACATCCCCCCCTCCGCTGGCTGGCAGCCCCTCGCCTCGCACCCCGCAGGCACAATCTTCGTCTCTGGCGCAGGCACCCCCGCCGCCAACGGCACCTACACGCCATCCGGCACCCTATTCGGCAACCCACCCCGCCCCACCTACACCGGCCCCGACGGCTTTTCCATACTCTGGAACGGCCTCTACTGGTCCATACTGCAAGGCGGGGACCCTCTCTACTTTAACGGCGTCCAGTTCGAAGCCGCGCCTACCCCCGATCTCGTCGCCGCATGGACCCGCACCGGCTCTGGCACCAGTCCCGCTCCCGCCGTCACCCTTCCGCCCCCGCACCCCACGCTCCAATGGTTCAGTCAGCCAGCTTCCGTTGAAATTGCCGCGCTCTACGCCCGAGCCTCCCGTCTTCAGAAGCAATTCGACGACCAAGGCAGCATTAACACCGCTGCCCTCGCAGGCAAGCAACCCGCCGGTTCCTACGCGTCCGCTTCATCCCTCGCCACCCTCGAATCCTCCCTCGGCACCCTCTCCCAGCAAAACGCCGACGCCGCCTCCATCACCGGCGGCACCGCCTATTTTGACACCCTCGAAGCAGCGACCGCCCACGCCGCCACAGAAGGCACCCTCACCATTTCCGCCGCCGGGGACATCCTCGGCAGCGGCGCAAACAAACTCCTCGGCTTCGTCGCCGGGGGAGCAACCTACTAAACACCACCACCACACCACCAATAAACACATGATCCGCAAAACACTCGGCATCCTTGCCCTCACCCTCGCAGCCCACGGCACTCTCAGCGCCCAGCAGGCACCCCTGCTCATCACCACCTCCCCCAAGCTCCCCAGCATCCGCATGGGCCAGCCCGCCAGCCTCAGCCTCACCGTGCGCGGCGGCACCCCGCCCTACACATGGAGCCTCGAAAGCGGCAAGCTCGGCGGTCTCACCCTCACCCCCGCAGGCCAGATCATCGGCTACCCCAGCGCCCGCGACACCTTGACGATCAAAGCCGTCGCCGCCGACACCTCCGCCCCCACCCGCATCTCCACCGCCCGCATCTTCAAGCTCACCATCCTCCCCGCCTTGAGCAGCAACTCCACCGGCAACTTCACCTCCAGCAACTCCACCAACTAATTTCCCACCAAGGAAAAACCAAACCACCACAACCATCAGCTAACACACCATTATGTCACTTCCAACCGACCCAATTCGCCTCAAACAACGCCACCGCCTCAACGACGGCATCAACCAACCCGGTGCCCCTCTTGAGAGCTTCACGGCTGAAATCACCGTCGATATGCCCGGCGACATCGTTTACCTCGGCTACGGCAACGACGGCGAAGGCAACGCCACCACACAAGTCCCCGTCGCAGGTGCAGGCCACTTCGCCACACGCGCCTACGCCGAATCCCTCGCCGGAGGCGTCCAAGACAACCTCGACACCGAAGTCTCTGCCCGCGAATCGGCCATCGACACCCTCACCAATCGAGTCGCCAATGTCGAATCCAACCTAGACCCAGAGGCCCTTGATTCGCTGACGGAAATCGTCACCGCCTTCCAAGGGGCCGATAGCTCGCTCGACGGAGCCATCACCAGCCTCGCCGCCTCCGCCTCCAGCGCCTTGGCCGCCGAGACCACAGCGCGTGAAAATGCCGACTCCGACCTCCAAGACGCCATCGACTCCGAGGCCGCTACTCGCGCCGCAGACGATACCACGCTGACCCAAAACCTCGCCACCGAAGTCTCCGCACGCCAGACAGCCGTCTCCGACGAAGCCGCCGCACGCGCCGCAGCCGACCTCATCCTAGAGACATCCCTCACCGAAGAGATCGCCGACCGCGCCGAAGCCATCACCGCCGAAGCCGCCGCTCGCGCCACAGCCATCAGCTCCGAGGCCTCCGCACGCACCGCAGCCGATACGGCGCTCCAGACAGCCCTCACAGCCGAAGAGACAGCCCGCATCGCCGCCGACAGCACCCTCACCACAGCCGTCGCCGCCGAGGCCACAGCCCGCGCCGCCGCCATCACAGCGGAAGCCAGCACACGCGCCACCGCCGACACCGCCCTGCAGACCTCCCTCACCAGCGAGGCCAGCACACGCGCCACGGCAGACACCGCCCTGCAGACCGCCCTCACGGCGGAGGAATCCGCTCGCACCGCTGCAGATACCGCACTCGGTGTCCGCATCGATAATGTCCTCTCCAATGTAGACGGAGCCGCCCTGGACAGCTTGACAGAAGTCGTCGCCGCCTTCGTCGCCGCCGACGAAAGCCTCAACGGAGCGATCACCTCCCTGGCCTCCAGCGCATCCGCCAACCTCGCCACCGAGACAGCCGCCCGCACCGCCGCCGACACCACGCTCCAGAGCAATATCGACTCCGAGGCCACCACCCGTGCCACAGCCGATACCGCACTCGCCGCCGACATCGCCGCCGAGGCATCCACCCGCGCCACAGCCATCTCCGCCGTCGAGGCCAGCCTCGCCAGCGAAGCCAGCACCCGCGCCAGCGCCGTCAGCACCTTGGAATCCTCCATCGCCGCCGAGACCAGCGCCCGCGAGTCCGCCATCAGCGCCGTAGAATCCAGCCTCTCCAGCGAGACATCCGCCCGCGAGAGCGCCGATAGCGCCCTCTCCGATCGCGTCACCGACACCGAGAGCCAGAACTCCGATCAGGAAGACCGCCTCGTCGCCGCCGAAGAGACCATCGCCGCCCTCGGCACCATGTCCACGCAGAACAGCGATGCCGTCGAGATCACCGGAGGCACAGCCATGCTCGAAAGCCTGGAAGTCGGACAAGCCGATGCCTCCGCCACCCCCACCGCCACCATCAACGCCGACGGCTCCGCCGCCTTCACCAGCATCACCCTCTCCGGCAACCTCACCGGCTCCGGCACCTCCGTGCTCACCGGCTTCGTCATCGGAGGACAAACCTACTGATCAATCCAACCCGCCACGGGGGATCGGGCCAAACCCGGTCCCCCCGGCACCACAAAAAACCACTTAAAAATTAAACCTTAATACTTAATAATCATATGCCAAACTACATCAAACTCGGAAACCTCCGCATCGAAATCCCTGAACCCGCCAACAATGGAGGTGGCGGTGGCGGTGGAGGCGGAGGCGGCGAAGGTCTCCTCTCCGGTCTTCTCGCCTTTTACAACCTGAGCGACCTCACCGACGCGTCCGGCAACAACCGCACTCTCACCAACAACGGCAATGTCTCGTTTGCTTCTGGCAAGATTGGAAATGCTGCTGTTTTTGATGGGGAAAATTATTTGTTTAACAATTTCACAGCAGCAGGGATGTCGGCTCTTACGCTATCAGCTTGGATCAAGACAGTTGATGGCGAAGGTCAGCGCAACTTGATAGGTGTGCATCCTAACGCCGATAATCAAAGCCAGTTTTTAATGTTAATCTATAACGGCGGGATTGAAGCAGGAGTCAGGGTAAATGACACCGCTTACTGGGCTAAAGGATTCAGTGGTCTGACTAATATCGCAAACAATAGCTGGCACCATGCAGCCCTTGTATTCAACGGAGTATCTTGCTTTTTGTGGCTTGATGGCCAGATCGACGGTTCAGTTAGTTTTGATTCTGGAGTTCTTAATAACTCATCATCCTACTTTGGCATAGGAAGAACCGAGCAAGATTCCTACGGAAACGAACCAATAGATGGGAGTATCGACGCAGTCGGTCTCTGGTCCCGCGCCCTCACCAGCGCCGAAATCGCCGAACTCTACAACGCCGGAGCAGGCAAAGAGCATCCATTCGCCTAATGGACCTCGGGCACATACTGCCCCTCACCAGTGCCGTCGCCGGGAGAACCCCGGCGGCGGACGCCTGGCAGGAGAAAGAAATCGCCATCAACACGGCGGACGGCCTCATTTTCCAACGAATCGACGGCCACCCCCTCGTCATCTCCCGCCTTATCCCCGCCCCGCCACTCACCGGCACCCTCACCCTCAAATCCATCGAAGGAAAAATGCAATGGGTCGCCGACTAATTTTCCCACTCCTCGCCGCAGCCGCCCTCCTCGCCGCCTGCGCCCCGCGCAATCCCGAAAGCTGGATGGCCTTCGAGCGCAACGCCTGTTTGCCGACCGCCATCGCCATGCAACGCGGGCTGGAGCGCCAAGGTATCTCGGCCAAGGTCCTCACCTACAACTACCCGAATCCCACCACCCAGCGGCTAACCGGACACGCCATCACCGCCTACCTCTTTCCCGCAGGACAAAACACACTCTGGACCTACGACTACCTCGGCAGCTACCGCACACGCGCCCTCTGGGGCGACCCCCACGGCATAGCCCAGCAGTCCGAAAACCTCCGAGGCCGACCACAAAATCGCATCTTCCAAGCCCAATTCGAACAATGACACCCGACTCCGCCCTCAAAATCGTCAACCACGCCGCCGCGCAGGATGCCACTTGGCACCTCATTGCCCTCGTCGCCATCGGCCTTATTTTTGCAACTGTCCTCTTCCGCTGGTTCACCCGCCGCCTAGAGCGCGTCGAGGTGAAAATGGACGAGCAAAACAGCGAGTTCGTCCAGCACCTCAAAACCGCCAACCGCGAAATGTTGGAGGTCATTTCCAGCAACCAACAAACCACCAACCGCGCCATCGCAATTATGGACCGGCTAGAAACGAAACTCGACATCTACAAACACACACCATGAAAACCACCCTCCTAAAAATCCTGATGAAACTCACCGGCGCAAGCCGCCAGTTGATCGACCTCATCCTCCCACTCTTGGCCGACAGCGCAGGCCGCCTGCTCGCCGACCTCGCCCCCGTTGCCCTTGAGGTCGTCAAATCCCTCGCCGACTCCCCGCACTCCGGCGCACAGAAACGCGAGGCTGCCGCGCGTCTCGTGCAGTCCCACGCCATCGCCGAGGGCCGACGCGCCTCCCTGAGCATCGTCAACCTCGCAGTCGAACTGGCCGTCCAAAACCTCAAGTCCGCCAAATAATGAGCGACACCGAGGCCAAGGCCTGGTGGCAGTCGCGAACGATTCTCGGAATCGTGATCATGCTCGCCGCGCAGGTTTTGAAATACTTCAAGGTGGACCTCGCCAGCGAAGAACTCACGCAAATGGTTTACCTCGCCGCCGAAACCCTCGGCGCGAGCCTCGCCATTTATGGACGCGTCAAAGCCCGCAAGCAAATCAAACGCACCCGCCCCGGCGGGGAATACAACCCCCACGCCGAAGTCCGCCGCGCCAAAAAGCCATGACCCCCGCAAAACTCACCGCCGCGCTCCTCCTCTCCCTCTACCTCGGCGCGGGCCTGTGTTTTGCCAGCGTAGCCGAAATCGGGGAATCCACCCCCTTGCCAAAAAATCTCGCTACATGGGCACAGCCCGTCCAACGCGACGACCCCCGGCCCTTCTGGCTCCGCCTGCTCACCAGCCTCCGATACGATTTTTATCACAAAGATGTCCGAGGAGGCGCCGACTTTTGAACCCCATGAACCCAACCCACACCATCGCCGTCATGGTCCTCCTCAGTGGGCTTTTTTTATGGCTTGCATTTTTCTTTAACCAATGAACACCCGCACCAGCACAGCCACCGACCGCCGCGCCATGATGGACTTCATCGTCGCCTCCGAAGCCCGCCGTGACAAACTCGGCCGCCTCCGCGTCTACCGCCTCCCCGCCGCCGACGGCGGAGGCACCTACGAAGTCGCAGGCATCAACGACCGCTACCACCCGCAAGCCGCCGCCAAACTCCGCGACCTCCTCGCCGCCAACCGCCAAGCCCACGCCGAAGCCTACATCCGCACCTACCTCCTCGACTACACCTCCATCGTCACCAAGTGGACCGATCACCCCGCCATCGAGTCCTTCCTACGCGACAGCGCCTTCAACAGAGGCCCAAAGGGAGCATTGAGAATCCTCCAAATCGCCCTCAAAGTCGCCGACGACGGCAAATGGGGGCCAAAAACCAAAGCCGCTCTCACCGCCGCATTGAAACAACCCGGCGCGCTCCTCCAGCAACTCCGCACCGCCCGCGAAAGCTACGAAATCCGAGTCGCCCCTCCAGTGGGAGCAAGGGCCAAATTCTGGCAAGGCTTGGTCAATCGCTGGGACAAAGCCCTCTCCTTTGCCGAGTCTCTGCTCTAAACCACCCGCTCCTTGCGCCCGTCCGCATGGTGCAGCCACACCTCGCCCTCCGGTCCGCAAAGCTTCCGCGCCGCCGGCCGCAGAGCGTAAAGCGGGCCGCTTTTTAGCAGCGTCCCGCTGCCGTCCGTAAGCGTGTATTTCGACCCCGCTTTTTTTATGTGATACACCACCGCGACCGCCGGAGTTTTTTGCTCCGGAACCGGCGCAAACCCAGCAAGCAAGCGCTCCCGCTCGGCCAAGAGGTTCGTCAAGCCTTTTTCTTTAGCGAGCTGAATTCCAGCCTCCAGCGCCATGCGCGAAATCATCGCCTCGTCCATGTCGCTGCGCTCGCAAAGCGCCTTGATCTCCCGCCGCGTGGCCACGCTCATGCGGATGGTGAGTTTCTCGTTAAGGTCGGGTTTGTGCGGTTTCATAAAAAAAACTATTGCCTAGGTTGATTGCGAATCTGTGTATGTAAAATTATTATAAAGTGCTCAAAACTAACACTATTCACGCCTATTAGGGAATGGTAGAGGAGAGGGGGGGGGGGGGGGGGGGGGGGTTGTATTTTTTTTAATACAAAGTAT